GAGCACTCAGTTCGTGCTGCATTAGGTTCAGAGGAAAGCCGTCAGTATGTAATGGCTGCCGACACAACCAGCAACAACTCTGGTTTAATTCCAACTCCACAATCAACTGAAATCATCAATGGCATTTCAAATGCTGATCGTGGTTTAATTGACGCACTATCTCGCGGAGTTCTACCAGCATCAGGAATGACATTTGAAATTCCTAAGATCACAACTGCTCCAACAGTAACACTTGAGGCAGAGGCAGCAGCAATCGATACAACCGATCAAGCAGCTTCATTCGTTTCAGTTGATGTTAAAAAATTTGCTGGCGGACAAACATTCTCAGTTGAACTTCTAGATCGTTCATCACCAGCATTCTTTGATGAGTTAGTTCGTCAAATGGAATATGCTTATGCAAAGACAACTGATGCTTATGCAGCTTCAGTTCTTGGATCATCTTGCGCATTAGCAACTACTGCTGTTGATAACACATCAACTGGACTTCTATCTTATGTTTCAGCTGCTGCTGCATCAGTTTATTCTGGCTCACTTGGATTTGCTCGTAACTTAATTGTTAACAGCACACAATGGGGTAACATCATGGGTTATAACGACACAGGTCGCCCAATCTACAATGCATCACAACCACAAAACGCAGGTGGAGCAGTTTCAGCTCAGAGTCTTCGTGGAAATGTTGCTGGCTTGGATCTTTATGTTTCTCGCTCACTTGATGGATACACAACTGGAGATCAGTCAATGATCGTAGTAAATCCAGATGCATTTACATGGTATGAGAGCCCACGCTTACAACTTCGTTCCGACATTACAGCAACTGGTCAAGTATCTGTTGCTTACTATGGCTACGGCGCACTTGCAGTTAAAATTGCTGGTGGCGCAGTTTGGTTCAACAAGAACTAATTAAGCCCTTAATGCCTACTGGTGCTCCCGCTGGTAGGCAGCTAATAATGGGAGACTTAAAGGAGATGACATGCCAACCATAATTACCGCAAGCGAATTGCGCTCTGTGCTTGGTGTGTCATCTTCCTTGTATTCAGATGCTTACTTAAATCAAATTATTGACACAGCAGAAACAGTTATTCTGCCAATGCTAGTTACATTCAAAGCACCTATCCAAGCAACTTCATTGTCAGACAATGTTGCTACATTTACGACACTAGGAATTCATGAATTTACCGAAGGACAATCAGTTGTCATCACAGGATGCGGATCACCATACAACGGAACAAGAGTTGTGCTGGCAGATAATCTTGGACAATATACCTTTTCGCAATCGATCACTAATGCCGACATACTCGAGGCTAATGTCATCCCATCCGGAGTTGCTGCCCTTTCTGGCGGATCAACTTATGTTGGAAACGCAGCTGTTCAATCAGCTGTCTATACAGTTTCAGTCGAAGTCTTCCAAGCCCGACTTGCTGGCGGAGGACAAATCGAAGGAGTAGATTTTACTTCAACACCTTTTAGAATGGGTCGATCATTATTTAACAAATGCGTTGGATTACTTGGCTCATACATTGACACAGATAGCATGGCTCAATAAATGCCTAATGAAACAATTCTTCAACAGATCCGCACACCTTTAGCAACTGCCTTATCTAGCGTTGCAGGAAATGTTTATTCATTCGTTCCTGAAACTGTTATCCCACCAGCTGTGGTTGTTGTTCCAGATAGCCCATATTTAGAATTTGAAACAATTAGCAAATCAAACATTCGCGCAAAAATTAACTTTACAATTTCAGTTGCTGTTGCATATAACAGTAATCCAGCATCACTCGATAATATCGAGCAATTAGTCATAAGTGTTCTGGCAGTAATTCCAGTTGGATATATTGTCAGCTCGGTTGAAAGACCGACAGTTACCCAAGTTGGTGCATCAACGCTGCTTATCGCAGATGTTCGAGTATCTACCTACTACACGCAAACAATATAAGGAGAAATCATGGCAACAGTCGTAATTACCGGTCGTGATGTTGGTTTATCTTTCACAGGTGGAACAGATATTCAAGCACAGGCGACCAATGCAGTTTTAACAAAAGTCAATGAGCGTCAGGTCTATCAGACAATGGATGGCGAGGCTTACAAGACCACAAACATTTCAGGAACATTCCAATTGGATATGTTGGCTGACTGGGGCAAGGCTAATTCAGTATGTGAGGCTTTATGGACTGCCGCTGAAACTGCACCAGATACAGATATCAGCATGACATTAACAGCTGCATCAGGAGCACAATTTGTGTTTCCAGTAAAACCAGAGTTTCCAACAGCTGGTGGATCAGGTGTTGATGCTCAAACTGTTTCCTTTACTTTCACAGTATCAAAGGGCGCAGTAACAGAAACATTTAGTTAAAATCTAGCAACGGGAGCAAACAATGAAGTTACCAATTACAATTGAATATAACTCAGGCGAGCAAGCAACTTATGTAGCCCAACCGCCTGAGTGGGCTAAGTGGGAAAAATCAACTGGTCACACCATAAGCCAAGCAAAAGAAAAACTTGGAATGTGGGATTTGATGTTTTTAGCATATAACGCTCATAAGCGTGAAGCTGCTGGAAAACCAGTTAAAGGATTTGAAGTATGGATGGAAACAGTATCCGATGTAATAGTCGGTGATGCAGACCCAAAAGTCATCCAGCAGGAAGCCTAAACAGATTATTGGTTGAGTTGGCAATAGCCACAAAGATACCAATGAGCGAATGGGTTGATGCAGAAGATATTTTAACAGCGATCGAAGTATTGGAGGCGAGGTATGGCAAGTGAAACTATTGCTTACAGTCGCAATGACATACGCGATATTCTCAAGGCTTTCAAAGTTATGGATGATCAAGCGACTGAGGAAGCAAGAATTCAATCTGCTGCTCTGGCGACATACGCAGCTGAGGAAATTAAAACAGCAGCTAGAGGTCGAACAAAATCAGGCAAGGTTGCGCAAAGAGTTGCGGATGGCGTTAGCATTTCAAAGTCCAGTAAAATCGGTGAGTTCAAGTATGGTTTCGCACGACAGAAATTTTCAGGTGGGGCTAACACGCAAACCCTATGGGGTGGTGTTGAGTTTGGATCTAATAAGTTCAAACAGTTTCCTGCATATTCAGGACGACAAGGCAGAGGTTCGCGTGGATGGTTTATCTATCCAACGCTTCGCAGAATTCAGCCTGAATTGATTAGCAAGTGGGAAGCAGCATACAATCGCATTCTAGATAAGTGGGCATAAGTGGCAAGAGATACCAGAACCCTATCGCTTAAGATCCTTGCAGATATTGATGATCTTAAGAATAAATTAAATCAAGCTGACAATGCCGTTGAAACTAACAGCGAAAAGATTTCAGCATTTGGAAAGAAGGCTGCTGCTGCATTTGCCGTTGCTGCTGCTGCTGCCGTTGCTTATGGCACTAAATTAGCCATTGATGGGGTCAAGGCTGCAATAGAGGATGAGCAAGCACAACTTAGGTTAGCCAATGCTCTCAAGGAAGCCACAGGAGCAACAGAGGGTCAAATAAAGGCAACTGAGGATTTCATTCTTCAAACATCCTTAGCCACAGGCGTTGCTGATGATCAACTTAGACCAGCAATGCAGAGATTGGCAGTATCAACAAAAGATACTGAGGAAGCACAAAAATTATTATCTTTAGCATTAGACATAAGTAAAGGTTCAGGAAAAGATCTAGAGCAGGTCGCAGCGGCATTAAGTCGTGCTCATGATGGGCAATCAACTGCTCTTGGCAGATTGGGAATTGGCTTATCAGCTGCTGAACTTAAGACAATGTCTTTCACAGATATTCAGACAAAACTATCTGATCTTTATGGTGGCGCAGCAGCTACAAACGCGGAAACCTTTCAAGGAAAGATTGATCGCTTAACAGTTGCATTTGATGAGGCTAAAGAAAGTCTAGGAACAGCATTGCTTCCATTTGTTGAGCAGTTCATTACATTTTTAAGCGAAAAAGGTATTCCAACACTTAATGGATTTATTGCAGGATTAACAGGCGATGAAGGTTTAAGTGCAGCATTAACAGAAACTCAAAGAGGTGCTGAAAGTTTTGGTAAAGCAATTGCTGCTATCGCTGGAATAATCTCGGGATTTATTACATTTGTTAGAGAAGCAATTGGACTATTAGTTGAGTTTGCAAACCAAGCAATAAGACTTGTAAATATTATTAAGCCCGGATCTGATGTTGGTTATATTCCAAATCCATCATTAACTGGAACGATGCTTGGTCAAACTCAAAGATCAAACCTTCCAAATGGGGGTTACACAACAGGTGGTGGAGTTACAAACATAACTGTTAATGCTATTGATGGCGAAGGTGCTGCAAGAGCTGTGGCAAGTGTGCTTAATCAAAGCGCAGCAAGATCACAAGGATTGTTAGTCGGCACGACAGTAGGTAGATAATGACTGCTTGGTCGCCCGATTGGAAACTTACAGTTGCAGGTGTTGATTACACAGACATTGCAATAAGCGATATTCAGCATCAAGCTGGTCGAACAGATATTTACCAGCAACCAAATCCGTCATATATGCAAGTTAGTTTTGTAGCATTATCTGGTCAAACCCTTCCATTCGCTATTAACGACAGTTTTGGTTTGCAAGTTAAAAACACAGCAGGAACTTATGTAAATATATTTGGTGGGGATATTACAGATATAACTGTGAGTGTTGGGGCTACTGGATCGGTTGCAACTGTTGTTCAATACACAGTTCTTGCAATGGGATCACTTGTTAAATTAACAAGAGAATTGTATTCAACAACAATCTCACAAGATGAAGATGGCAATCAGATTTATGCTTTACTGTCCAGCGTATTGCTTGGCTCTTGGAATGATGTTCCAGCAGCTACAACTTGGTCAGGATATAATGCAACTGAAACATGGGCTAATGCATTAAATCTAGGACTTGGTGAGATTGATACTCCTGGACTCTACACAATGGAAAACAGAGCAGCAGATGTAGATACAATTTTTAACATCGCACAACTAATAGCAAACTCAGCATTTGGATATTTGTATGAAGACAATGAAGGCAATATCGGATATGCCGATGCAGACCACAGACAAACTTATCTCTTAGCCAATGGCTATGTTGATCTTGATGCAAACCATGCTTTAGGTCAAGGACTAAGCACAATCACTCGATCAGGTGATATTCGCAATGATGTATATATCAATTATGGAAACAATTTTGGATCTCAAAAAACTGCTACTTCAGCAAGTTCAATTGCAACTTATGGTTACAAATCCGAAAGCCTAAACACAGTTCTTCATTCAGCTGTTGATGCTCAAGCTGTGGCAGATCGCTATATTGCCCAAAGAGCATTCCCACAACCAGCATTCCAAAGCATTACTTTTCCAATCACAAATCCAGAGATTGATAATAGTGATCGGGATAATCTGCTAGGCGTATTCATGGGGCAACCTCTAAACATCCAAAACCTACCTGCTCAAATTTCAAGTGGTGAGTTTGAAGGATATGTTGAAGGTTGGTCATGGAGCACTAGGTTTAATGAATTATTTCTGACGATTAACTTGTCGCCTGTGGCTTATAGCCAAGTGGCGATGCGTTGGAATACGACACCAATTACAGAGGCATGGAACACTTTAAGCCCAACATTAACATGGGAATACGCTACAATCGTAGCCTGAGATAAAGGATAATATGGCAACCACTACCAATT